AAATTATATACGACAAATAGTAGTAGCAATATGCATTTATTTGATGCCAATGATAAATTGAAGAAATATGAAAACGTTCAAGAAATTATTGACGATTATTTTGGGACACGATTGGAATTGTATCAAAAGAGAAAGGAACATTTAATTCATTGTTTGAATAAAGAATTGGTTTTGTTGTCGAATAAAAAGCGTTATATTTTGGAGAATTTGGATGGCACCATTGATTTGAGAAGAAAATCGAAACAAGAAATCCATAGTTTATTAAAAGAACGCGGATACGACGTTTTGGAAGAGGATGAATTACTGGTTAAAGAAGATTCCAATCTTAACCAGTATAAATACTTGGTGAAAATGCCGATGGATAGTGTTTCTCAAGAAAATGTGAATCGATTGGAAAAGGATCACGCCAATAAAGAAACGGAATTGAAAAATACGATGTCAAAGACAATTCAACAAATGTGGTTGGAAGAATTGGATCATTTACGTCGAGAATATTTGGTATTCAAGGAAGAACGTGTTGCCATCAATGAATCAATGACGGTAGTCAAAAAAACGGTGAAGAAAACAGGGGATGTAAAAAAAAGTGTAAAAAGTAAATAAACAGAATCTAAATTCAAAAATCTGAAATTTATTCTAACCATATAGATATGGAGTCACCATGTTACAATTATAAAGAAATCGTTTTTGAAAAGGGATTTTTAGATGATTCAGTAGATGCTACTTATATATTACATTTAGAAGGCAATGGCCGATTGCAAAATATTTATGAACAATTACAGACTTTTCACCCAAGTAAACGTGTCATCCTCGTTTTCAATAAAGGATTTAAAAAATGTAAAAAGGATTTATATAAAAAGCTATCAACCTATGATCTGGTTGATGCTTTTTTTACCGTTTTCAAAGACGCCGAAGAAAAAAGATATAAAAACATTTTGGTGTTAGAAGATGATTTTATATTTAATCCGAAAATACACGATTCCAAAAATACTGATGCCATTGCCAAATTTATGAAAGAGAGAAATGGGAAAAGAGAGAGTTTTATTTATGCATTAGGGTGTTTACCCGCTTTACAAGTCCCCATCAATTATTACAATCGACGGGTTTTTGCAAGAATGGGTACACACGCGTGTATTTATACCCAAGAATGTAGAAGACAAATTTTAGATGTAGATCAAACCACCATTTATGACTGGGATGTTTATACCAATCTTTCTTTTACAAATTATATGTTTTATGAACCCGTTTGTTATCAGCTATTTCCAGATACAGAAAATAAGAAAAACTGGGTTTACGTCTATTTATTTACCGAAGTCTTCAATGGGTTTTTAAATTATCTGGAATTGGACCGAAAGGTGGAACCAGGCTATTCCTTTTTTTATTCTTTCTCTCTCGTTCATTTTATCTTGTTATTCATTCTTTTTTCATATGTCATTATGAAAGGTGGTATCTATTTTTTCAACTCAAAGAAAAGATATAGTTAAAAATGTTACCTATTGACACATTTCAACTACTGCATATAACTGTTATATTTGTCTTGAAAAATTAATTTATTCATAAGTAAACCCATTACGAATAAAAACCTCATTATGCGCACATTTACAGTCAAAATGATAACCTTTTTCAATCAAATATTTTCTACATAATTCATCTTTTTCTGAGAATTGGTCTAGCATTTCAATCAAAATCACATCGATCGGAATGGAAAAATCCCACGATTGAAGTACTTCGTATTCGTGTCCTTCAACATCTAAAGAGAGAAGATCAATATGTTCTAGGCCGGTACTTTTTACGATTTCGGTCAAGGTTTTCGGTTTCATCATTACGGAACCTTGTGGTAAAGGTCGATTACATTCATTATCAAAATAATCTTTAAAATGGTGTTCGGTTAATGTACTTTCTACACCAGATACAGGCGCATAACAATGAACAAAATAACGGAATTTTAATTCTTCTTGGTGACAACTGACTAAATCATTGAAAAGAAAATTATTGGGTCGATTATTTTTTAGATACTCAAACATATTTGGGTGGGGTTCAATCAGAATTCCTTTCCAATGGAATTGGTCTTCGAAGAATTTGGTATTGGAATATGCATTCCCATCTAATGCGCCAAGTTCAATATAGATTCCGTTTCTTTTATTCTTAAAATACCGGTCATTTAAAAAAATATCTTCTTGACACTGAGAAAAGGACATATATATCCACTTTTTAAAAAAAAGTGGAGCAAAAAACGAAGGGGATATTTTGTGTAAACTTTTTAAAAAAAAGTGGAGCAAAAAACGAAGGGGATATTTTGTGTAAACTTTCTAAAAAAAATCATAAGCGAAGCGGAGAGCAAAAACAAGATTATATTTTTAATATTCTTTATGAGTAAAATTTAGAGAGAGAGAAACTGTAATAAACTTTAACGGGGGATTTTGCGCCACTTTTGCTAAAAGTGGCTAGAAAATTGATTATTTAAATGACTTAATCGTTTGTAGATAACTAAATAAAGATAGATGGATTTATTGGAAATAGAAAATACGGATGGATTGTCTTACTTATCAAAAATTCCTAAAAATTCCATTGATTTGATATTAACAGACCCACCTTATATTATTTCCAAAGACTCTGGAATGAATGAACATTATAATCATATCAAGGAAAATGAAGAAAACGGGATTGTCCAAATAAAAACCGAGGAGGACTGGAATTTGTACAAAGAAAAAAATCAAATTGTAACCGATGAAAACAAGGAAAACTATCTAAAATATGGTACGATCTACGGCAAAAAATACGGCGTGAAAACTGATTATGGGGACTGGGATAGCGAATTTACGATGGATGCACTAGATAAGTTTATTTCCGAATTCTACCGGGTTTTGAAAAAAGGTGGAACTCTGATTCTCTTTTTCGATTTATGGAAAATCAGTTATTTGAAAGAAATAATGGAAAAACATAAATTCAAACAAATACGAATGATTGAATGGATTAAAACGAATCCACAACCGAGAAATAGTAAAGTGAATTATTTGACGAATGCTCGTGAAATTGCGCTGTTAGGGGTCAAAGATGGCAGTCCAACCTTTCATAGTAGTTACGACAATGGTATTTATCATTTCCCTTTCCAAGGAGGCAAAGGACGTATTCATCCAACTCAAAAATCGTTGGCATTGTTTGAAGCATTGATTGAAAAACATTCGAATGAAGGGGATACGGTATTGGATACGTTTCTAGGGGCGGGAACAACGGCAATCGCGTGTAAAAATAAAAAAAGGAAATGTTTGGGTTGTGAAATTTCGAAGGAATATTTTGATCAGTTTTTTACAACAAAGTAAGTAAAAATAAATAAATTTTGTAATGTGTTTTTAGAATTGTCTAACAAAAGTAATGATTATTAGACAATTGAAAATATTTAATACATAAAAGAAGTATAAAGGTTTGATTTTTGAACTACTTTGTTCTATACTTTTTGAGTTGCCGTTTTTTTATAATGACAATCTTTACATAATACTTGTAAATTTTCATAATTTGTTTTACCACCTTTAGACCAAGGAATAATATGGTCTCCTTCATAATTTTCTTTTGAAACTTTACAATTAATACATAAATCATTTTGTTCTTTTAATTTATTATCAATATCTAGTTTTGAAAATAATCTTTTATCTTTATTTTTTTCGTATGAAGTATTAATAATAGAATCAATTAGTTGAATTAATTTTTTCTGAAATACAGCATTTCTTGATTTACATTGTAATTCTTCTTGTATGTCAATATTACAAATCTGTATTTTAAATGTATCAATAATATCTATAATATGTCTATTAAATAAAGAAATATCTTTAAATTTAAATAATAAACGACTAATCATAAATTTATATGGTAAATAATATTTATTAAATATTTTTTTATTATCACTAAACAATTTATTATCTTTAAGGATGGATATAATTTTTTTCATCATAAGAATTTTATTTCTAATATCTTCCTCACTATTTTTTAAAAATGTATTTACAGATTGTTGGGAATGACCAAGTGTTTCTTCATAATATTTATCACGTAATGTATTAACAGAAGACCAAGAATTCGGAAGATCACTTGATAGTACTATAATATCAATTATTTCAGTCTGTAATTCACCTCTTTTATCAGTTTGTTTAAAAAACAATATATTTAATTCATCTTTATATTTAGAAATCAAATCAAAAAAATTCCCATATAAAACTTTATTAAATTCGTAATCATTTAATGTTTTGCTAGATCTATTTAAAATTTCATATTGATCACGTCTTTTAGTAACGTCTGTTCTATAGGTTGAATCTAATTGATTAAAGGTAAAATTATAATTTCTTATTTTGTGTTGGTCATCTTGGGTTAATTCATTAAAACATTTTTTATCATATATTTCACCTCTATGTTCATCAGTAAAATATTTTGAATTTAGTTTAAATCTATTATTTAAATAATCAAGAGCAGTGGTTATTCTATGCATACCATCTAAAACTTCTTCACTATTATCATCAGGATTTAGAATAGTCCAAATAGGATTCATTGCTCTACCAATAATAATTGTTTCAATAAATCTTGTTTTTAGTTTATCATCCCAAGCTTCATATTCTCTTTGAAAATCCGGGTTTTTATTTAAATATACCTGATTTGCAGCAATAGCGGTCTCTTTATTTGTTCTTAAATTTATAATAGATAACGGAATACAACTCATAGACTCTAAATATATATATATAGAGTCTAATTCCTTTAAGTTATTTTTATATATTAAATGTTTAAATTTCTAAAAAAGCGGATAGAAGGAATTAATTGAATATAAATATAAAGTTT